TACTTTAAATAAATTAGAAGAAGTAAATAAGAAACTAGAACAAGATAAAGCAGATTTAAGTAAAAGATTAGGTAAGCATGATATTGGTAATCTTGCAGAAAACAAACCTAAACTTGTTGAAAAAATTATAAATGGGGCGAGTAAGAGTGCTGCTAGATGTGTAGAGATTGCAAGTGGTTCGCCTTTAACAGAAGAGGAATTAAATGGTACGCCTAATCGTGAGTGTCCTAGTTTTTGGCCTACTCCTTAACGGGTGTGCTGGACTAGCAGTAAAAGAAATTAGTAACTACAAGATAGAGAAGAAAAGAGAACCTCTTAATCTTCCAAATCCTAAACCTCTAGAATTGATTGATGTAGAATGGATTGTGGTAACAAAAGATAATATTGATGAGGTTATGGAAAAGGTTAAAGCAGAAGGTGGCGACTATGCCTTATTTGCTGTAACAGATGAGGGTTATAAAAAACTATCAACAAATTTTGCAGATATTCGTAATAAATTATACGAGCAAAATCAAATCATATTAAGTTATAAGGAGTATTACGAAGGTGGAGAACGGGAATCAACTGAAGGATCTGATTAAAGATATTGCTGTATTAAAAGCAGATCGCAATACTTCTAATCAAGTTCATCAAAGACTTGATGACGCAATCACAAGATTAACAGATATATCTGCTGGTATTAAATCCATGCTTGCTGTTCACGAAGAAAAGTTAAGAAGGGTTGATACCTCACAAGAAGATTTATTCTCTATACTAGAACAAAGGCGTAGAGAATGGGAAGAAGATTTAGAAAAACTACATTCTAGAATTAGTACACAATCAAGAGAATTACGAGAGGCAATTGATCAAGTCACGAACCGTCTAGATAGTAGAGTGGGTGTTCTAGAAAGATGGCGCTGGTTAATTATAGGTGGTGCTATTCTTTTAGGATTTATATTACAAGCAAGCATGGATATGGGTATCTGGTAAACACATAGTAATCATTTAATATACTTGCGTTTTTTAGATACCTGCTTTATCAACTTAGCTATACTCTTTTAACAGTTTATCTGTTAAATATTAGTGATGAAAGGAAGCGACAAATGCAATCAATTATACATTTCTTCACATCTTTGGGTAAAGTGTTTGGCGGCCACGATCTTAGTTTTGTGGATCCAAATCTTGTTCGCTACTACAGAACTGAATATGGTTCAAGGTGGGAAGAAGAACTTAATCACTACTTATATAACAAAAATAAAAAAGAAGGAGTTTAACTAATGAGAAAACCAATATGGGCAGGAAATGCCACAAGTGGTTGGCAGAGTAAGAGAGTTTGTTTATGGTAAAATCAATTTTATCTTGGTTGGCAAACTTTAATCTTTATCAATCAAAAGAGCAGATAATAGAAAATTACTTATCAAAATCAACAGATCATGCTGATTTAGAGTATAGATTAAAACAATTAGATAGTGGTTCATTTAACGGTAAAAACCACTCTTTTTTATATAGACATTTATATTAGGCTGCGACATCCTGTCGCACCCTATTTTCCTTTAATTTCTAGGGTTATTCACCCTTGACATTCATGTTTAATCCTGATATAATAACTTTACATGAAATCCAAATTTTTAGGTTATACAAAAGATATCGTTGTCATAGATAATATAGTATCAACAGAAAAAGCAGACGCATGGGAAAAACATGTCACTAATAATAATTTTGCATGGTATTTGTTAAGAGATATTGACCCCTCTAAAATTTTAGATAAAAGTAATCATAGAACAGCCTATGATAACAATACTATAAACACAGCTCAATTCACCCACGATTTGTATAATGAAAATGATGATGGTTCTTATCAATATCAATATGCAAAAGAATTAATTGACGAATGCTGTAAAAAATTTGAAATAGTGCCATACTATTTTAGATTAAAGTTTAATTTATTAACAAATAATTATCTTATGACAAAAGATAAGTATAACACACCTCATATAGATAATAAGTATGTTAATAGTTATTCTATGATTTATTATGTAAATGATAGTGACGGAGATACGATTATATTTAATGAAACTTGTAATGATGAAACTATGACCAGACCTGATAAACTAACTATCAAACAAAGAATTGAACCTAAGAAAAATAGAGCAGTTTTATTCAGAGGTAATTATTTTCACACAAGTTCCAATCCCATGAATAACGAAACAAGAATTGTTTTGAATGTAAACTTAGCAAACAAAAATGAAATTGTAAAAACTTATGATTGATACACAATATCTTTATAACATATCACCACGATTAGATAGGTTTAAAAAAAAGTCTAGAAATCTTTTTAACTTTCGTTGTCCGTATTGTGGCGATAGTAAAAAGAATAAATCTAAGGCAAGAGGTTTTGTGTATGCAGTTAAGAATGAATATTTTTATAAATGTCATAACTGTTCAAAAGGCACTACACTAAGTAAACTAATAGAATATATTGATCCACAATTATATAAAGAATATATTATAGAAAAATATAAATCTGGTAATAATAATACAGTTGAAGAACCAGAGTTTAAATTTGAACCAGTAAAGTTTGATGACAAACAATTAAAAGATTTAACACGACTTGATAAAATTACCACACATCCAGCATATAAACTTTTTATTGAAAGAAGAAAACTACAAGATTATGCTGATAAGTTTTTTCTTGTTGATAAGTTCATGGCATGGGTTAATAAACTAATACCTAATAAATTTCCAGTCATTAAAGAAGATCACCCAAGAGTTGTAATACCTTTTCTAGATGTAGATAATAAAATGTTTGCATTTCAAGGTCGTGCATTTGGTAATGAACAACCAAAGTATATTACAATCAAACTAGATGAGAAGAAAAGAAGAATATATGGTCTAGATAAATTAGACATTAATAAAACAATATACATAACAGAAGGGCCTATTGATAGTTTATTCTTACCTAATGCTATTGCAGTTGCAGGTTCTGATTTAGAAGTAGAAACATTAAAAAGAAACGCAGTATATGTTTTTGATAATGAACCTAGAAGTGTAGAAATTGTGAATAAAATGAAAAAATTAATAGATAAAAATTATAAAATTTGTGTGTGGCCAAAGTCGTTGAAATACAAAGATATTAACGATATGGTTATTGGTGGCATGACACCAGCAGAGGTTCAAGGTATTATAGATAGTAATACTTTTTCAAAGTTATCAGCGTATCAACAATTAAATAATTACAAGGAGGTTTAATGTCGCCAGACAATATTAATGTTATTAAACGAAATGGTAGGGGGACAGAACCTCTTAATTTAGAAAAAATACACGAAATGGTTAGATATGCTTGTGAAGACATATCTGGTGTATCAGAATCACAAGTAGAAATGTCTAGCGGCATACAATTCTACGATAAAATTTCAACAGACGAAATACAACAAATACTAATTAAATCTGCTAGTGATTTAATATCATTAGAAAATCCAAACTATCAATATGTTGCTGCTCGTTTACTTCTTTTTAGTTTAAGAAAATCTTTACATCATAGACTATGGGAACACCCACCACTATTAGAACATGTAAAAAAATGCATAGACCAGGGTGTATATGATAAAGATATATTAGTTTGGTATACAGATGAAGAAATAAATGATATGAATAATATTATTAAGCATGAGAGAGATTATCTTTTCTCATATGCTGGTCTTCGTCAAGTTATTGATAAATATTTGGTTCAAGATAGATCATCTGGTCAAATTTTTGAAACGCCACAATTTATGTACATGATGATTGCGGCAACATTATTTAGAAACTATGAAAAGGATAAAAGATTAAATTATGTTAAAAAATATTATAACGCTATTTCACAACATCTCATTAATATTCCTACGCCTGTTATGGCTGGTGTCCGTACTCCTTTGCGTCAGTTTGCTTCTTGTGTGCTTGTTGATAGCGATGATACTCTTCCTAGTATCTTCAGTAGCGATATGGCTATTGGGCGTTATGTCGCCCAAAGAGCTGGGATTGGTATCAATGCTGGAAGAATCCGTGGAATCAATAGTCGTATTCGTGGTGGAGAAGTACAGCATACTGGTGTCGTACCTTTCCTTAAAAAATTTGAGGCAACGGTTAAGTGTTGTACTCAAAACGGTGTACGAGGCGGGTCAGCGACTACACACTTTCCTATTTGGCACCAAGAGATAGAAGATATTATTGTTTTAAAGAACAACAAAGGCACAGAGGATAATCGTGTCAGAAAACTAGACTACTCTATACAGTTATCAGAATTATTTTACAAAAGATTTATTGAAGGTGGTGATATTACTTTATTCTCACCCCATGATGTTCCTGGTTTGTATGACGCATTTGGCACACCAGAGTTTGATGAGTTATACGAAAAATATGAACGAGCTACCTCAGTTAAGAAAAAGAAAGTAAAAGCACAAGATTTATTCTTATCTATACTCAAAGAACGAGCAGAAACAGGTCGTATTTATATTATGAATATAGATCATTGTAATAGTCATAGTTCTTTTAAAGATGTAATTAGAATGTCTAATTTATGTCAAGAGATTACATTACCTACTGATCCTTTACAACATATAGATGGTGCAGGTGAAATCGCTTTATGTATTTTAAGTGCAATCAATTTAGGTCAAATAAAAAACAAAGAAGAATTAGAACCTTTATGCGATTTATCTGTAAGAGGATTAGAAGAATTAATTGATTTACAAAATTATCCAGTAAAGGCTGCTGAGATATCTACAAAAGCAAGAAGAAGTTTAGGTATAGGTTATATTGGTCTAGCACACTTTTTGGCAAAGAATAAAGTTAAATATGATAGTCCAGACGCATGGAAACTTGTAGATGAATATACAGAGGCATTTCAATATTATTTACTTAAAGCAAGTAATGAAATAGCAAAAGAAAAAGGTGAGTGTGCATTTTTCAAACGAACTAAATATTCTGACGGAATATTGCCTATTGATACTTATAAAAAAGATGTTGATGGTATAGTAAAGAGAAAGTTAAGTTATGATTGGAATAGTCTTCGCAGAGATATTAAAGAATACGGACTTAGACATTCGACCTTGTCCGCACAAATGCCTAGTGAAAGTTCCTCTGTGGTGTGCAATGAAACGAATGGTATCGAACCACCTCGTGACTTCTTGTCCGTTAAGAAATCAAAAAAAGGACCACTCAAACAAATAGTGCCTGGGTATCCTTATATTAAAAATCACTATACATTGCTTTGGGATATGCAAGGTAATGAGGGTTATATAAATGTAGTTGCAGTAATGCAAAAATATTTTGATCAAGCGATCTCCGGTAACTGGTCATATAATCCTGAACAGTATGAAGGTAATGAAGTGCCACTATCAACAATGGCGAAAGATTTACTAACTACTTACAAATTAGGTTGGAAAACATCTTACTATCAAAATACATATGATAGTAAAAGTGATGGTGATGAACCACAACATAGCGTGGGTGACAGAGATCAAGAATTAAAAACAAGAGCAGAATTTGACAGCCAAGAAGAATATGATGAGTATTGTGAGAGTTGTGCTATATAAGGAGAGATAATGCCATACTTAAATCATAACATACCACCATTTAGTGCTTACATAAGAAACGAATATTTGTTTAATCATACTAAAGGTCATGGTGACTTTACTTTTGCTGATGTACATACTGTTAACTGTATGGAAAGAAGGGCAATATTATTTGAGTGTTTATTACCAAATGGTGTGAACTGGACAAGAAGACCAATCAATGCATTTGTATGGAAAAAAGACGCACCGCAATATCCATTGAATATTCACATGTATTGGGATTGTTTTAGTTCTTATGTAAATGTAAATAGAAGAAATAGACTTGCAAACTGTCGAGCAGAATTAGTTGATTGGCACGGTACAAAAAGAAAAGGCACTTATATGTTTACAATTGATTTTGGTTGGGAAGATAAAGCTGCAATGTTAGATACTAACTTTAGTGAAGACCCAGAACATAAATGTGCTCATATGTTTAGAATGGATGACGGAAACTTTTTCGCATATCCTAATAATAGAACAATATGGTATGATGACGCATTTATGGAAGAAAGACTAACAGGTAATCCGGGTTATCTTATTGATCAAAACTTTTACACAGTTGAAAATACTAGAGAAGATAGTATTACTGACGATTCTTACTTTACACAATGGGAAAGAGAAGAAGCAGAGCAATTCAATGTAGAAGATAAAGAACAAACACCAATAGGACCAATACATCAAAAACATAAGAATGAAGAATAGTGAAAATATTTTATGATCATGTTTATGGCAACACAACGAAGTATGATATAGTATATGGACTTGCGTTAGCTGAAGTTGACGAAGGAGAAGAAGATCAGGCGTTAGATTTAGGTTGGACACCTATGGACGCCTTTTTTTATCAAACAGATAAACAGCTTTGGATACAAGCACGAACAACAAGAATTGATTTAAACAGTTATACTTTAAAAAAGAAACATAGACAGTATAACAAAAAATATATTACTGGTAGATATTGTCCAGATGACAATCCCTATCAGAAAGAATGTGATATCATATTTAAAAAGTATTGTGAATATAAAGGATATGATGATCATGGTAGTGAGTTAGTTGATAAAGAGTATGGTAATAAAGATTATTTTATTTATTTTCACAATGATAAAATAGTTGCATATACACAATTAACTAGATATAAAAATTCAATAGTCGCAGGTGAATTTGCCTGGGATTATGAAACACCTGAATTAAGTTTAGGTACAGTTGCTCAAAATTTTGAGTGTTCATTATATCAGCATTTAGGATATAGATATTATTATTCCTCATATGCTTATGAAAACGCTTGTGAATACAAATCACATTACAATGGTTTTCAATGGTGGACAGGAAGAGTATGGAGTGATAATAAAGAGATGTTTAGAGATTTACTAAACAAGGATAGTAAGGTAGAAAGTTTAAAAGATTTATACCACAGACACAAGGATTATTACAAGGAGTTAAATAAAAATGGCAAAGAGTGTTTACAATAAAGACGCAAGTGTAGATTTTACAAAGCAACCAATGTTTTTTGGTGAGGATAATGCAGTACAAAGGTTTGATACATTTAAGTATCCTATCTTTGATAAATTAACAGATCATCAATTAGGTTTATTCTGGAGACCACAAGAAGTCTCATTACAAAAAGATAGAAATGACTGGCAAGAATTAAGACCAGAACAAAAACATATCTTTACAAGTAATCTTAGATACCAAACATTATTAGATAGCGTACAAGGCCGTGGTCCATGTTTAGCATTTTTGCCATTTTGCTCATTACCAGAACTTGAAGGTTGTATCTTAATATGGGATTTTATGGAATCTATACACTCTAGATCATATACATATATAATTAAAAATGTATATTCTAATCCATCAGATGTCTTTGATAAAATATTAACAGATAAGTATATCACAGAGAGAGCTGAGGCTGTTACTAAAACTTATGACGATCTAATTAATTCAGGTCAAAGATGGTTATTAGATAATAAAGGTTCTACTAAAGAACTAAAAAGAAAATTATGGCGAGCATTAGTAAATGTAAATATATTAGAGGGTGTTCGTTTTTATGTATCATTCGCTTGTTCGTTTGCGTTTGGTGAATTAAAATTGATGGAAGGAAGTGCAAAGATTATATCTCTTATTGCTCGTGATGAAAGTCAACACTTAGCAGTATCACAACACATTATTAAAAACTATAAGAATAAAGAAAATGATAAAGAAATGCTAGAGGTAATTAAAGAAGAAGAAGGTAATGTTATTCAGATGTACAAAGACGCAGTTGATCAAGAAAAGCGTTGGGCAAACTATTTGTTTAAAGATGGTTCTATGATAGGTCTGAATGATAAACTATTACATAATTATGTTGAATTTATCGCAAACAAAAGAATGAAAGCAATAGGATTAGAACCATTGTATGACCAACCTGCTAATCAAAATCCATTACCATGGACAGAACATTGGTTAAATAGTCGTGGATTACAAAATGCACCACAAGAAACAGAAATAGAAAGTTATGTGGTTGGAGGTATAAAACAAGATGTTGATAAAGATAGTTTCAAAGGATTTACTTTATGATAATTTGTGAACAATGTGAGGCTGAGTTTAAGATAAAGGTATATAATGATTTACCTGTAAAATTTTGTCCATGTTGTGGTGAGGCATTACATAATGATGGAGAATGGGAAATAGATGATGAAGACACAATCGGCGAAGGCGAAGGGTAGAAGATTACAACAATGGTTTCGGGACCTATTAATTGAAAAGTTAAAGGTTCATCCTGAAGATATAGAATCCAGATCAATGGGTGCTGGTGGTGAAGATTTAATCATGGCCAGAGCCGCAAGACATAATTTTCCATACAGCATAGAATGTAAGAATGTTGAAAAATTAAATGTATGGGAAGCATACAAACAAGCAAAAGAAAATTCAAAAGAACATGAACCAATCGTGGTCATGAAGAAAAATAATCACAAACCATTAATAGTTGTTGACGCAGAACACTTTGTAAAAATCTATGAGGACTGGACACATGATGTTCAGAATAAAGAATGATACTAACAGGCGTGGATAACAATCACGAAGATTTGATTGAGTGGTGGATTAAAAATGCTCAAAAATATATAAAGAACGAAACAATAGGTGTTTGGGATTTTGGTATGACACCCATGACAAGAAGTATTATTGAACATAATTATCCTAATGTTTGGTTATCAATACCATTAGATAAACATGAAACATCAGGTTGGTTTTACAAATTACATGCAGTTATAGACGCACCTGAAAAAAGAGTTGCATGGTTAGATGTAGATTGTGAAATACTAACTGATATATCAGATGTTTTTGATTTAGTAAAACCTAATACAATAGGTCTTACTAGAGATTGGGTAAGAGGTAATTGGTGGGCAACAGGTGTGATTGTTGTAAATGATAGACCTAATTTATTATATGAATGGAATAATAGATTGAATAAAGGTGATGATATAAGAGGTGATCAAGAAGCATTAGAGGACATGATCTCTCAAAATACTCATTCACAAATAACAGAATTACCACAAGAGTATCAATGGTTAAGAATATCTTTAAATCAAGGTAAAGATAGTGCAGATAAAAAAGTTATACATTGGACAGGACCTGTAGGTAGAAATCATATAAGAAGTAGTTTAATGTAATGAGAGTATCAATATTAACACCA